GATGGCTACATTTTAAGAATTGCGGGCAAAGGCGGAACTGACTTGTCGGTTCCTGTGGCCCAAAAGGTGGCAGATGTAATCCTGTCCTATAAGACCCAAGGTCGTCTGTGGAATGTGACAAGCAATTGCCTTTCCAAGATGACAAGCGCAGAGATGAAGCGCCTAAACATTGAGGTCAAAACCTTCCACGCCTGTCGCCATTACTTTGCAACCAATATGCTTGAGAAATCAGGCGGTGACCTTTTAGCAGTGCGCGATTTGATGCGACACTCGTCAGTTGCCACAACTCAGGTTTACACTCAGCTCGCTTCAGGTCGAACAAGGAATTTGGTGAATCTATTATGATTTCAGACATCTTTCCCATCAATCGCGACATTGATGACCATATAGATGATTTTGAAAGTATTGGGGTCTTGTAACAAGGAGTAGAATAAAATGAGCGCAATTGATTGGGCAGGTTTTATCGTTGCCCTCATAAGCATAATCGGATCACTAGGACTTGGCATCAAATGGCTCGTCAAGCATTATCTAAACGAGTTAAAGCCAAATGGTGGCTCAAGTTTGAAAGATTCGGTCAACAGATTAGAACGACAAGTTGAAGAGATTTATAGAATCCTTCTAACAAAGCGGAAATAATATGTGCCAAGCAGACAAATTCATAGCCACCGCCGTTGGCGAACTTGGCTACATTGAAGGCCCTGCTGATAATGAAACAAAGTATCAAAAGGCAAATCAGCCTTGGTGCGGTGCCTTCGTCAATTGGTGTGCCAAGCAAGTTGGCTTAAAGATTCCTGATTGCACCTACACACCGGCAGGGGCAAAGGCATTCGCCGAGGCGAAGCGTTGGCAAGACCTCGCCACCGCCGAGCCGATGCCTGGCGATTTAGCCTTCTTTGATTTTCCAAATGATAGCCTTGACCGCATCTCCCACATTGGTATTGTTGAAGAAGTCAAAGGCAATGGCACTGTCATCGTCATCGAAGGCAACACCTCACCTGATGTCAAAGGCGACCAACGCAATGGCGGTCAGGTATGTCGTAAGATTCGCGCATACAAAGTTAAAAATCGCGGAAAGTTAAAGCCATCTCTGCCGGTGTTCATTGTGGGCTTCGGCAGACCTAAGTTCAAGGAGTGCAAATGCTCGACAAAGAAAAAGTCATCGCAGTTGGAAGCACCTATGCAAGAGCAGGAGCAGCCTCAGTCGCAGCTCTCTACCTCGCAGACCCATCGCGCCCTCTAAAGGATTATGTTGCCTGCTTCGTTGCAGCATTCCTTGGCCCGATATTAAAGGCCATCGACCCAAAGGCTTCAGAATTTGGGCGCGGAAGTAAGTAAGAAAATGAAATCGGGGAAGATTTTGGATGAGGCTAAACGCCTCACCGCAACGGATCGCCAAGATATTTATGGCGACCCATACATCAATCACAAGCGCATCGCCGACCTGTGGAGTGTTTATCTTGAAAAAGAGATAAGTGCTTCACAGGTCGCTTTGTGTTTATGTCTTGTCAAAATTGCTCGCTTGATTCAGACACCTGACCACGAAGATAGCATCATCGACTTGGCGGCTTACACCGCCATTTATGGGGAAATCAATGATAGTGAAAAATAATCTAGTGCTTGTGCCAACTAGAGGCAGGCCAAAGAATGCAGTTGAAGTTCTGCAAGCTCACAGGCAGTTCTCTTGTCGCTCTGACCTGCTCTTCGTTGTGGACAAAGATGACGAGGAACTAATCAATTATCGCACCGCAGTCGGTGTCGAATACATCTTGGAGATTGAAAACACCACAAGAGGAATGGCTTATCCTGTCAATGTCGCTGCCAAGAAGTATGTTGACGAATATGACTTTTTCACCTTCATTGGCGATGACCATAGATTCAGAACACCTGATTGGGATATTGAATTGAGTAAAGCCATAGGCACTGCCCCTGGCGTGGCTTATGGCAATGACCTGCTTCAAGGCGAGAACTTGCCAACTGCTGTGATGATGTCAAAAGCCATCGTCAGCGCCCTTGGCGGGATGGTGCCACCGAAACTTCGCCATCTTTATCTTGACAACTTTTGGAAGAAACTAGGTCAAGACCTTGGCAACCTCGTTTATCTCCCCGAAGTCATCATTGAGCATTGCCATCCACTAGCAGGCAAAGCCGAATGGGATGAAGGCTATCGCGCCGTAAATGCCCGTGAAATGTATTCATTCGATGCCTTGGCCTATGACTTTTACATCAAGAGCGAGGACTATCAAGTTCTCTTGCGAGATTTATTGAAATGAGAGCAATTGCCTTCTCCTTATATGGCAATAATCCGCGCTACACCATCGGAGCTATCAAGAACGCAATTCTTGGCTCGCGTTATTTTCCATTTGAGGATGGCTTCCGCTTAGTCTTTTATGTGGGCGAAAGCGTTGATGAATGGGTCATAAGCACTTTGAATCTTGTCAAAGGCGTGAAGATTGTAAGGATGAGTGAGGTAGAAAATAACACCGCAAGGCTTTGGCGTTATCTTGCTTTTGCTGACCCGCAATTTGAAGTGGTCATCTGCCGTGATGCTGATGCTCGTTTGTCTTTTCGTGACAGAATAGCCCACGAAGAATGGGAGCAATCAGGTCTTGATTATCACATCATCAAAGACCATCCTTCAGGTCATAATTACTCAATAAGCGCAGGAATGTTTGCCGGCAAGACTTACAAGTTGCGAGATATGGAAGAGCTTATTGCCGACAATAATCTTGGCGATTTCTACACCACAGACCAAGCATTTCTTGCAACTATTATCTATCCAAGGGTCAAGGATTCAGTCCTAATTCACGATCCGTTCTACAACACCGCTATTGAGGGCAAGTCAATAAGAACAGGCATTGCCTTTGATGCGCCAACTAAACTTTCCCACATTGGCGCAGCTCTTGATGAGAATGACCGCTTCATCTTTAGGATTGACCGCGATGCTCAATTGGCAGAAGCCAACACTGAGAAATACAAATACGAGAGCGACAGGTGGGGGAAATGAAAATCCTGATTACAGGCGATGCAGGCTTTGTTGGCACTAATTTCAAGAAGCATTTAGATTCTAAGCGCAACTCCATCACAGGCATCGACATCAAGAACGGGCGAGATGTCAGAGATTTCTTTGCCAAAGATGACACAAAATTTGATGTGGTGATTCACTTGGCAGCAATTGTCGGCGGGCGAGCAACCATTGAGGGCAACCCACTGAGCGTTGCTGCTGATTTAGCTATTGATGCAGACCTCTTTCAATGGGCTTTGCGAACGCGCCCTGGACACATTGTCTATTTCTCATCAAGTGCTGCTTATCCCATTTATCTGCAAAAACTAGAATATAAGCAGAGCCTCAAAGAGTTCGACATCAACCTCGAGCATATCCGCACCCCTGACTTGACCTATGGTTGGTCAAAGTTATCAGGCGAAATGCTCGCCTCTTATGCTCGCAATGAGGGCCTAAAAGTCACAGTATTGCGACCATTTAGTGGCTATGGAAGCGATCAAAGCCTTGACTATCCATTCCCATCTTTTATCAAACGAGGCAAAGAGAAGGCAACGCCTTTTGATGTTTGGGGTCGTGGAACGCAGGTGCGCGACTTCATCCACATTGAGGATGTCGTCAAAGCAACCTTTGAGGCAATCACAAATGATGTCAAAGTTTCCAATTTGTGTTCAGGTCGCCCAACTTCATTCATTCAATTGGCAGAGATGGTGATGTTGCAAGCGGGTTATTTGGCTCAAATAAGAACCAACCCGAAGGCACCTGTTGGGGTTGCCTATCGGGTCGGAAATCCTGCTCGGATGCTTGAGTTCTATCAGCCAAAAATTTCTTTGGAAGAAGGCATCGCTCGCGCCTTGGCAAACAACTAGAACTGTTCTTCCATTTTCTTGATTCTGCGGTTGATGTATTTAGGCCCAAGCCAATCCATAAACCATTGAGGGAAGATGACCGCACTTGGTTGTCGTTTTGGCATAAATAGAATCATCAGAAGCGGAATCCAAAAGCCATAAAAGGCTGAGAATAAAGTCCAAATGATGATGCTTCTACCAATGGCAAAGGCGTAGAACGCGGTGAAGAATACGATGAGCAAATCCCATCCATTCATTTAGCACCATCCCATCACAGGGGCAGGCTCAATGTCTTTGACAACTTCATAGAACTTGCCATTTTCGTGAAGTGATCCTGCGGTGACTACATATCCATTGAACTTAATATCAACGCCATCGCGCAATTTGCCAGGATATGTGGGCGCAGTAGCTTGATAGTAGAGATGCAGACCATCGCCTGTTTCAACTGTGAATGTGTTGGTATCTAAGCCATCAGTTGTTCCGCCATTTCGATAGTCAACATCAAAGACAACAAGACCTGATGGCGCACAAGCAATGGCAATGTTGAGAAGCGGTGATTTGCTAAACCATTTATTGACAACCTTGGGGTTGTTGCTCGCTGACTTATAGCCTTGCTTTGCTATTGGAAAGAATGGCGTTTTCTGTTGAGGATAGCAAGGCATCACATACCAACCGCGTTCGGCAAAGGCAGTTGCAATTTCGGCTGTTGTCATTTAATGAACTCCTTTAAGAAGTCATTGATGGCTTCTGAAACTGTCT